ACAAGCGATTGACCTTTAATTACGCTAAGGTGTTCATTGACAAGGTTACCTCCTATTTAATGTCCGGAATTACCTTTGCTGTTGACCCTGTTGAAGACACAGAAGAAGCCCGGGCCAGGGCACAGAGTGCCGAATCTGCCTTATACCGGGTATATGAGGGTAATAACCTGGAACAGTTAGACCTTGAGACTGAAATTGACTGTGCTATCCTGGGTGATGCCTGCTATAAGGTCATCTGGGATAACGAGAACAAACAAGTGAGGGTAACCGCACCTGATATCCAGGGCATCTACGCCTGGTGGCATGGGGATGATACCTCACGGTTATGGAGAGTGGCCTCTAAGTATATTCTGTCATCTGATGAAGCTGGACTGCTTTACGGTGTAAAGTCCAGAAATAAAACGACTACACTCATTGAGTTGTGGACAGACTCAGACTTTGAACTTTATCTGGACAATGCTCTGTTAGAGAAGAAGCCCAATCCGTACGGTTTTATCCCGTTTATCATCTACCCAAACCTGAGAGAGCCCAAGAAATTCTGGGGAGTATCAGACCTGCTCCAGATTATTGAGAGCCAGCGGGAGCTTAACCGGGCCATGAGTCAGCTATCGAGAATTCTGGAGCTGTCAGGCAATCCCATTGCTGTTCTGGAGAATGTGGAAGAGTCAGAGGATATTGCGGTTAGGCCGGGGGCGGTGTGGAACCTGCCTGAAGATGCCAAGGCCTACCTGCTTGACCTGCTGCAAGGCGGAGGTGTCAGTCTTCATATTGATTATATTAATCTGCTGTATAGAACCCTGCACGATATATCAGAATCTCCCCGGGCTGCCTTTGGCGGAATGGAAAGGGACCTCTCCGGAGTAGCCCTGCAGATTGAGCTTCACCCGCTGCTGCAGAAGGTGAGGAGAAAGCGGCTTATCCGGACCGTGGTCTATAACCGGAGAAACTGGATGATTCTCAAGCTGCTGGAGAAGTTTCAGGATGAGGGCTTTGGTAATAATCGTTTAAGGGTAGTGTGGGGGCCGGTGCTGCCTCAGGACCGCACCAGGCTGGTTTCTGACGAGCAGACGTTGATTCAGACTGGTATTCACTCCAGGCGCCGGGCTATGGATGAGCTTGGCGTAAAGGACCCAGAACTGGAGTTTAAGAAATGGCTTGAGGAGAGGGAGACAATCCTCAGGATGAATAAAGACCTTAATGCCCGAGCCACCAGGGGTGTAGCGAGAGAGAGGGCAGACGAGTCCCAGGTGGAAAGCGTTGAGGAACAAAATTAGAGGAGGTGCTTTGCATTGACGGATGAAGCTTTGGTACAGGAATCCACATCTTCGGAAGCTCAGGAAAGTGGACCGGGACAGATTGACACTGAGCCGGAGCTGGAGCAGGTCAAAGCCAGAGTTCTCGAGCTCGAGGGCTTGGTAGCCCAGAAAGACGAGGACGTAGCCAGGGCTAACGCTCGTGTCTCTGAACTTGAGCAGGCTGTCGATGAGTTAGACAGTAAGTTAGCTGAGGCTGTGTCCAGCTACCGGACCCTGGCCGTAGAGACTAATCCACAGGTGCTTGAGGATTTGATAACCGGTGACACTGTTGATGAAATCAAGGCTTCTCTCGAGAAGGCCGCGGCTCTAGTGAGCCGGGTGAAGCAAGGGCTGGAAGCGGAGATAGCGTCAGCCAGGGTTCCGGCGGGAGCTCCTGAGAGGGCACCGATTAACCTTGAAGCACTATCCCCACGGGAAAAGATTCAATATGCAATAGGAGGTAGGAGATAAATGGCTTTAACATTAACCGAAGCCGCGAAACTGTCCAACGACGTGCTCCTTGAAGGAGTGGTTGAGACTATAGTTAAGGACTCACCGGTATTACAGTTCATGCCCTTTATTGAAATCGTGGGCAACGGCTTGACCTACAACCAGGAGAAAACCCTGCCCGGTATTGATTTCTATGACATTGGCGATACCTGGGTCGAGTCCACGCCAACCTTTGAACAGAAAACAGCGCAGCTCAAGATTATGGGTGGTGACGCCGACGTTGATAATTTTATCAAGGCCACACGAAGCAACATCCAGGATTTAGAGGTAGCCGTGGTTGAGCTTAAGGCTAAGGCGCTCCGCGATAAATTTGAGGAGACCTTTATCTATGGCGAATCCTCGGTTGACCCCAAGCAGTTTGATGGTTTAAGGGACCTCATTGATACCACTACCGAAAGTGACCAGGTGATAGCCATGGGGGCTACCGGGGCAACGCTTACCCTGTCTAAGCTGGATGAGCTTATTGACGCTGTAAAGGGTGGTAAGCCCGATATGCTACTGATGAGCCGCCGCTCGCGGAGAAAGATTAATGCTCTGGCTCGGGCGGTGGGTGGAATGGTGGAAAGCGACCGGGATAAGTGGGGTAACTTCGTCCAGTTCTGGGACGGTGTGCCTATTGGCGTCAGTGACTGGATTCTGGACACCCATACGGTAGAGTCAAGCCTGGAGACAGGAACCACCAGCGGTGACTGCTCTACGATATATGCCGTCCAGTTCGGGGAGGGCGCTCTCTGCGGGTTGACTGGTCCGGGAAACCTGACCGTGGAGCCAATTGGTTCCCTGGAGAGCAAGGATGCCACCAGGACCAGGATTAAATGGTACGTATCCCTGGCTTTGTTCAGTTCGGTTAAGACCGCCGCTCTAATCGGGGTGAAAGACTAATCAAGTAACTTGACATAAAGGAAGAAGCAGATGGCTTTTTCAGGCCCGGCTCACGGGCTGATTCAACGGCTTAATAAATTAGGTGGGGGGAGGGTGAATCCCTCCCCCTTACGGAGGTGAATTATGGTAATGGCAGTAATAGAGCATACTGAGTATCCCTTTGCCAGGGGTAACTTAACCGCCGACGGTATTCAATGGTCGGCTGAGAAGGACACCACCACAGCTGGAGTTGATGTCGAGGTGGAAGGCGTAACCATTAGACCGCCGGCACTGGGGCAAATGCTTGAGGTCGAGTTTGGCTTGACGGCGGCCTTCCGTGCCGTCTCTTCAGCCACGGCTGACCTTACCTACAAATGGCAGGCAAGAAACAAAGGCGGCGCCTGGGTTGACCTGCACAGTGCGGTTACCAAGACTGATGTCGGCACGACCTATGTCGAGGAAACCCGGAGCGGTCGGTTTCAGCCAGTGACCAATTTTGATTCTTTGCCTTTTGAGGTAAGGCTGTTAATCCAGTGTAATGAGGCTAATGAAGGAAGAGCCAGGGTGAAGAACTCAAGCTACGTGAGAGTAAAGTATTCTGCATCGTGAGGGGGACAATGCCATCCTTACTGGATAATGACAAACTGGTTATTGACGCGCCGGAGTTAGGTTGTATCGTTTATGTGCCGGGGCTTCCCGGTGGTAGTAATACACTGTACGAAAGAAGCCCTTATTGCAACATAGGCACCATAACCGGGGCAACCTGGAAGCGGTTGGAGAGCGGTCTCTGGTATTTAAGCTATGATGGAACGGATGATTACGTTGATTTTGGGGCATCGCCTGTTTTTACCATCAATAAATACATCACGCTTGAAGCCTGGATATACTTAGACGCTAAGACAGGGGATTACCAGACAATAATGGGGAGATATGATAGTGCAGCCAATGGGAAGGTTGCATATGCGTTGTGGATAAATGCCAGTGACAATTTGGCCTTCTTAATATCAGAGGATGGGATTTTGTTTGATGATGCAACTGTGTCAATAACAACCGGGGCATGGCACCATGTAGCAGGGGTTTACGATGGTACAAGTTTGAGTGTTTACCTGAATGGTTCCCCAACGTCTCAGGCGACATCCATTTCATCTATTTACCCCGCAACCTGCAATTTCTTAATTGGTGCTCAACATGACACAGGTGGGGGGCATAGGCGGTACTTTGGTGGTGATGTAGCCTTGGCACGCGTCTATAACTTCCCATGTTCGTCACTTCAGATACAAGAGCATTTTCAACGGGAAAAACATCTTTTTGGAGTGTGGTAATTATGAAGTACAGGGTAAGAGTGGACCTGAGTTTCAATGATGAAGCTGACGCCCAGTTATTGATGGACTATGCCCGGGGGCTGACCGATAAAGCCGTCAGTATCAACGAGGGCGGGGGCAATGAGGAGATTTCCTACTGTGACATTGAAATATGCCGACATGATGAGGGGTTGCCCTGCACCAGACTGGATAGAGTTGAGGTCAGAAATCTGGAGGAATAGGCATCATGAATCTGAGTGAGATGAGAACCATCGTCAGGCGTGACCTGAAGGACGAGGATGAAAATAACTATCGCTGGACTAATGACGAGTTGGACCGGCACATTGCCCATGCCGTAAGGGAATTCTCTGAGGCAATTCCCTTGGAGCAGAAGGCGACCAAAGCCACCACTTCCGGTTCCAGAGAAGTGGATATGTCAAACCTGTCGGACAGGGTCATGGTAGCGGCGGTGGAGTACCCGGTAGATACCTTCCCCAAGCGGTACCAGCGGTTCTCTCTTTGGGGAGATACGCTGACTGTCCTGGGAGATGAAGTCCCTGACGGCTCCAATGCATACATTTATTATGCTAAGCTTCACACCCTTGATG